ACATTGCCAACATATTTCGCTGGGTTATAAGCACAATGAACAAAATAAGTAGAAGTCTTATCTAAAGGAATTTCTGAATCATCATATCCCTCTGCAATAAAAATACAATTAGAAAAATCAAAATTTTCTATTTTTTCATTTGGAAACCAGTAAACATCATGACCCAAATACTTAAATGCATTATAAAAAGAATTCCAAACGTAACTGATTGTATTTTTCAAAACTCCATTTTCAGGATAAAAACCCCAGATAATAATTTTCATCTTTTAATCTCCAAAAAATTTTTAGTATTTTTATAACTACAAATTGATGTAGTGGTTATATTAAATTGATAATGTTGAATATTATATGGTTTTCCAACATTTTCTATAAGTTTATGCATATGTATAATTCCATCTTTATAATGTTCTTCCACATTTGCTAAGTCATAAAAGAAATTAACTTGACTAGTTGGAACAATAAAAAACCAATCAGCATAATGTCTATCCCAACCAGCTTCATATCCATCTTGACAAAGAATATGATCCGATTCTAACTGACTGAAATTTAATTCAGTACCAAAAATATTATCAGTTCTAATTCTTACAATAAACTCGTATTCATTAGGATCAACTAATTTAACACAATCCAAAATTCCTTGATACTGACATTTAGATCTATAAAATTGACTTCTACTTTTCTCAATTGTTTCAAAAACCATATCTGGTTCAGCAGATAATTTATTGTAAAATGAAGTGTCAAAATTATATGGTTGAATTACTTTTACATCTTTAAGATTTAATGGAGAATATAATTCAATGAATTCACTCAATTCATTTTTTTCGTACTTGTCTGTAAATTCATGATGTATTAAAGTATTCTGCCAATCATCATTCCATTGAAAATTAGCATAAACATCATATTCACCCAACCCATCTAAAAAATTTTTTTTAATACTATCCAAACACTCTCTCACGAATCTTGGATATCCCGAAAAACAAACTGCGAATTTTTTCATATTTTAAACTCACTATTCCACCACTCTTGAAACTGTTGCGGATTTAAGGGTATTCTCTCCTCAATATTTAATATAGTTTTATTTGACTTCATATATTCTACTATATTATTATCAATTAATGTTTTCCTACCTCCACGAATAATACCATCTTGACCTTTAATTTTTTCCATTCTGATAACTCTATCACCAAAAGTATATTTGGGAAATTCTGGAATTATCTTTCCATCAAAAATATACTTATAAACTAACGCATTTAATACATCTTGATCTCCACAATAGTTTTTCGCATAAACGTCTCTATTATCATCTGGTGTTTTTTGAATTAATTTTTTATCTAAACACAAATTTAGATAATCTTGAATAAACTGCTTAGATGAATTAGTATTTCTAACTAAAATTCTAGCCGCATTTATGAGTCTAGAATTAGAAGCTAAGCGGCATTCATTTTCATTAGATATAACTTGAGAAAGAGTATATTGTTTAACATGCTCTTTCACTAAAGTTGGATCTCTTTCTATCTGAACCCAAAAGTCAGATTGGTTTTCCTCCAATAGATTTTCACAAATAGAAGAAATGTTTTTCCAGTCTGTATCAAAGTAATGTGGATTCTTTTTAAAATTACCATCATGATATAAAACAAGACTTCCCTCTGGAACTTTTGTTAAAACATGTTGAATTAAAAATGGTTTAAAGTCAAAATATCCGATATGATTTGCATTTGGATTATTATCAAGAGGTTCTAGAAAAGAATTGCAAACTTCTTCACTACCAGGAATTTGTTTTAAAGTTCTTTTTGTAAAAATAAATACCTCTTCAAAAAAATCCGAAAGTTTCTCTTTAATTTTATTTCCAGTTTCTGTTAAATCGAAACCTCCATCATACGGGTATCCTTCAGTAATAAAAGTAATAAAATACATTTAAAATCTTGGTAACGTTATATGAATTGGGTGTGGTTGAATATTAATATTAAAACAATCAATCATCTTTCTATGTAGCAACTCCGGACAAAATGCCATATCATTTTCTTTCAAACATTTATCCATAACAAGATCAAAAACAGGAAACAAACTCATAAAGGCATCCATAACCTTAGACCCACCAAAATCAAACCAGTCATTAATCATACCATCTGGTTGATTTGACAAACCAGAGAAATTAATGACATTTTGATCATAGTTTTCATAATTTATTTTAGTGTGTAAAATTGTGTCTGTTCTACATCTAACAACCCAGTCATATTTAAATCCATTTGCATATTCATGTACCTTTTTCAAGTTATTAACTTGATTCAATCCATAAAAATAAGAGAGAGTATTATTAATAATTCTGTTTCTAAATTCTAATCCTGGTTCACCCCAAGTCCAATATCTTTTAAAAGAAGTTTCAAAATGAATTTGATCATCAATAAATTTTTTACTAGGTTCAATAATATAAGAAACTGGTTTATATATTTTCAATAGATCATCAACAGCATTGGACTTAAGTCTTTGACTAGACCAATTACCCTCATGCTTATATGGATTATTCAAAAGTTCTTCATCAAACCATATATGAGCAAATACATCAACTTGATACCCCCGACAAGCATTGGCAATAATATAAGGTGCAACCTCGTCAACAAATCTTGGTTGACCGGATAAACATAAAGCAACTCTCATATTACAATCTCTTTGGCAACTTTTTTTACAAGACTTTCAATATCCAAATTAGGTTCCCACCCCAATAAATCTTTTGCTTTTTGATAGGACCCTTTAGAAGGTCTAGTAGTCTCTGTAGAAACCACTTCTTTATTCAATGGATAACCACCGTCAAATAATTGTGGATATCTACTCCATAGTTCTTGTGGTGGTTTATATGATAACCCAATGTGTTCGCATTCCAAAGATTCTGCAACCCACTGACCCATTTGATTTACACTTATTACCTGTCCTGTACAAACATTAAATGTATCATTTGGTTGTTTATCTAAGCAAATATCTAACATAGAAACAACATCATTTACCCATATAAAATCTCTAGTTTGAGTTCCATCTCCACTCAGTTGTGGCGAAATTCCTTTTTTAAATTCACGAACTAAGAAATTAATTAAAGGTGGATGAAGGCGAGTGTGATCTCCATCTGGACCAAAGACATTAAAAAATCTTAGAGTAGTAACTTTAAGATTATAATTTTCCCTATACGAATTTACCAAATCTTCAGCCATCTTTTTTGATAGGCAATAGTAAAGAGTTGGGTTAATTTCTAAATCTTCGGTAAAAATTTCGGCATTTGAATTTTCATAAACAGCACTAGTACTTGCAAAAATTACATGCGGAATATTATTTCTTCTTGCAAATTCTAAAACATTACTTGTTCCACCAACATTAATTGATATTGTTTCATATGGGTTATTTTCACAATCTGGTAAAGAAGTAATAGCAGCTAAATGAATAATACAATCATAATGTTGGGAACATGTATCAAAAAAATCCTGTGTTGTAATATCTACTTTTACAAAAGGTGCAATTAATTTATTTTTAGATATTAAGTTTGTTTTATGCCCATTTCTTAAATTATCAACTAACACCAATTGATGATTTTTTTTTATAAGTAACTTTGCCAATCCAGATCCAATTTGCCCAGCAGCACCAGTAATTAATATTTTCATTTAAAATACTCTCTCAATTGATTAGAGTTTCTAGTAATATTAATTGCAGAACAAGATGGATATGGATTACTTTTTGCAAAATCATTAATTAAAATTCTTTGACAGTGCGGCAGTCCCATAATTAAATGATCATATGGAATGCCCTTACTTTCCATCTCCAAAACAGTAACATCTTTAAGATATTCTGGTCTACTAGTAGTAAGAACTATTTTAACTTTTCCAGACTGATGTAACTCTCTTAAAAAATCTATATTTTCTTGAATACTAATTCCTGACCCAACATATGGTGGAAAATGAATTGAAGAATTAGTAACGAGTGTTCCATCGATATCTACAAACAAACACTTATATTGACTTTTATATAAGTTCCAAGATTCTATGGTTCCCCAGTCTTTAAAGTTAGATGTTTTAATTCCATAAAAAAGAGATCCTGACAAAATCATATCAAAAATAATATGACTAATATAACACTCTTCTTCAGTATCCATAAATTTTTCATAAGTTTTGCAAAATTCTGATGCTGATGAAAACCCATACCCACCGACAGAAAAAGTAGAACTGATTACTTTTTTTTCTACAATATTTGTAATAATACCATTAATATCAAATTCAATATAACTCTTTGTTCTAGCATTAATATTATCCATATCATTTAAATCAAAAAATGCAGCTTGATTATTTTCAGTTTCAATATTGCATTGATAATATCCATCAGAATCTTTTATGAAAATAAATCCATCTATATTATTTTGAATTAAAAAATTATAAACTGTTTCTGATTGAGATTTTGTTTGTTTTTTTAAAAAAGATATTTCAGTTTTATTTTGTAGATTTAAAGATTCAATTTCTTTTTGAAATCCATAAGAAAAAGAATATTGCTCTTCGTGCTCCTCTAAGCAAATGAAATATATTTTATCAAAGAAATCTAAATTTAATCCTAAAATAGATTCTATTGCCATAAAGCGATTAGACATTGGATGCGTTAACATCCACTTAGGTCTCATATTGGGAAATCTACTTGATTTCCCTGCCATAGGTATTACTAAACTTCTCATATAATTTTGTAGTTTTTATTATTTGATTAAGTATACTTCTTTGATATTGATTAGTCAAGTATGGTTCTAATCTTAGGAGATTAAGAGCATCCAGAATATCAAAATTTATATGATTAATATATCTAAAATATTTGTCTTCAATTTCTTTCCAAATATAAGTATAAACTTGATGGATTCTTATACATTTTTTATTTTCAATAGAAATTCCCCAAGAGTAAAATAAATCTTGTTTTAATTTAATTAAATCGCACAAAAAACTATCAATATATGAATCCAAAAAGTCTATGAAAAACAATCTTTTTTTATGAAAAATAATATTATTAAATGTCAAATCTCCATGACAAAAAGTTTTTGGAATGATAATCTTTTCTTTTATCACATAATTTTCCAAGTAATTTAGATACTCTTTATAAGCAGTTTTTTCTTTTAGTATTTTTATTTTTTTTAAAATACTATTTTGAACATTAGTTGTTTTATAATTTCCAATTAATGTATCAAAATATTCAAATAAAGTTTCTAAAACGAATTTTATATCGAAATTATTAGCAACTGAAAAATACTCAGAAAAACATTTTCCATGTATATACTCCATATCAAAATAATATAAACTATCTTGATTAATATTTAAAATTTTTGGAGTATTGATATTTTTAAAAATTAAATTTGAAAATAAATTTTGCTTATCTATTTGCAATATCAATCTAGAATTATAATTTATGGATGGTGAAGATTTTCTTACTATTTTATTATCTAAAAGTTGTATTTTACACCCAGATAATCCTGAAGAAAAATTCATTATTTTAAGGAATCATGGTGGGAATTTTCTATAAACCATTGATAGGTTTTTTTCAATCCATCATATAAAGTATATTTTGGTTTCCATCCAAAATTTGTCATTTTTGAACAATCCAATGGTCTGTTTGGAGTACCATTCGGACGAGAAGTATCCCATTCAATTTCACCAGTATAACCAACAACAGATGCTACAGTTTGTGCTAAATTCTTAATACTAATATTTTCTCCAGATCCAACATTAATCAATTCAGCATTCTCAAAATTATCCATCGCAAATAAACAAGCATCCGCAAGGTCATCAGAATAAAGAAATTCTCGCATTGGAGTACCATCTCCCCAAAAAGTTACAGATTTTCCATTTGAGTTATTAAATTTTGTCATCATTGCCGGAATTACATGACCATTATCTGGATGAAAATTATCTCCAATACCATAAAGATTCGATGGCATTAGTGAGACTCCTTTAAATCCATACTGTTTATTATATGCCTGAAGCATTTTAATTCCAGATATCTTTGCTATAGCATAAGCATCATTTGTTGGTTCAAGATATCCAGTAAGAAGAGATTCCTCTTTAACCGGGACTTCAGCAAACTTGGGATAGATGCAAACAGATCCAAGAAATAAGAACTTTTCTACACCAGATCTATAAGAACTATTAATCAAATTAGTTTGAATTTGTATGTTCTCGTAGATAAAATCTCCAGAGAATGTATCATTTGCATAGATACCACCAACACGGGCAGCTGCATCAAAAACATACTCTGGTTTTTGATCTTCAAAAAAATCAAGAACATCTTTTTGATTTAAAAGATCCAACTCTTGACGAGTTTTAGTAAGAATATTTGTATATCCATTTTCTTTTAAGTTTCTCACAATGGCAGATCCAACAAGTCCTCGGTGTCCCGCAACAAATATTTTAGATTGTTTTTTCATGATATTAAGGAATTACAATTTCGGCATTGGGGAGTGGGAACAATAATTTTTTACCTTTGAACTTTGTACTATTAATAAAGAAATTTTTAAAGTGCCAAGGAAGAATTATAAAAATATCATATTCTTCAATTACAGAATCTTCATTTCTAATTGGTATCCAAGTTCCTGGTGTAAATGATCCATCTTTATCAGGATTAACTTCACCTACAACAGTAATATCATCATTAGTAACCCCCCAAGTTTGAAGTGTTACATTACCCTTTGTACTAGCTCCAAGGGCAGCAATTTTTAATCCATCTTCTTTACACTTGTTAATAAGTTGCCAAAACTTAATTCTACATTCTTCAATGCGGAAAGAAAAATCATTCCAAGGTTCAGTAGTGTTAAGTTTAAGATCCAATTCTTCTTGAAGAAGATCATTTAACATTTGAGTTGCCTCTTCATATTTACTGTCTTTATTTGCAACTACAAGTGAAATGCTTCCACCATTTACATCATTAAATTCAAAATCAATAATCTTCAATCCTGCCTGATCCATGATGTATTTTAGTTGTCGCATTCCATAATATGATAGATGCTCATGGCATACAGTATCAAAAGAATTTGCACGAAGCATCTCAGGCATATAACTCTGCTCCAAAACCCAAATTCCATCTTCGGGATCTAAAATAGAATTAACCTCTTTAGCAAACTGACAAGGATCTTCTAAGTCATAGAACATTGAAAATGAAGTTACTAACTTTGCATTAAAATCTCCAAAGAATTGTCTAAAAGTTTTTTCAGTAAAAAAGTCTGCGATATAATCTACATGTTCTTTGAAATACTTTGAAAACTTTTTAGAAGTTGGATCAATACTTACCAGTTTTAATTCTGGTGAAAAGAATCCAAGGAATGTTCCATCATTTCCGGCAATATCAATCACAATATCATTTTCTTTTAGATCAAGAAAATTAGAAATTTTTTCACACTTAGATTTTAGATGTTTTACCATACTGGCATTTAATCCAGAACGATACCCATATTCTTCCCCATACATCGTAGGAAGATCAAAGGTATGCTCCAATTGAACGTGCCCACATCCACCCGTTAATTCATCACACTTAACAAGTTTTAAGGGACCACGATACATATCAAAATCTATAGATTTTGGAAAAATTCCAGATAGATATTGATTTCCCAGGTCTAAAACTGTGGAATAATGTTCATTACCACAGACTCTACATTTTTCTATTTTATGAAACATACTATTGTCCATAAATGCACATATCCTCAACTAATTGTTTAAATAAAATTTTAGGTTCCCAACCTAATTTTTTCTTTGCCTTAGTGGCATCACCTAATAAAGTCTCTACTTCAGCAGGTCTAAAATATTTAGGATTGACCTGAATGACTTGGTTTCCAGAATAAGTATCATATCCAACTTCATCAAGTCCTTCACCTTCCCAAGCAATCTTCATTCCAAAATAGGGTGCTGCTTCCTCAACGAACTCACGCACCGAATACTGCTCTCCTGTGGCGATTACATAGTCATCAGGTTCATCCTGCTGAAGCATTAACCACATCGCCTCTACAAAGTCCCTGGCGTGTCCCCAGTCCCTCTTGGCATTTAAATTCCCGAGATATAGTATATCTTGTTCCCCAACTGAAATGCGTGATAATCCTCTAGTGATTTTTCTTGTGACAAAAGTTTCTCCTCTTCTAGGGGATTCGTGATTGAAAAGAATTCCAGAACTTGCGTGTAGTCCGTAAGATTCTCTGTAGTTTTTTGTAATCCAGTATCCATAGACTTTTGCAACTCCATAAGGTGAACGAGGATAAAAAGGCGTGGTTTCTTTTTGAGGAATTTCTTGTACTTTACCAAACATTTCTGATGTTGATGCTTGATAGATACGAGTCTTATTTTCCATTCCAAGAAGACGAACTGATTCTAAAATACGAAGAGTTCCAAGACCATCAACCATACCAGTATATTCAGGCATCTCAAAAGAAACCTTTACGTGACTTTGAGCACCTAGATTATATATTTCATCGGGTTGAACTTGCTGAATAACTCTCACAAGATTTGTAGAGTCAGTAAGATCTCCATAATGCAACTTAATTTGATTGTAAATATGATCTATTCTTTGCGTATTGATTTGGGAGGCACGACGAATAATACCGTGAACTTCATATCCTTTTTCCAAAAGAAGTTCGGCAAGATATGAACCATCTTGCCCCGTGATCCCAGAAATTAAAGCAACTTTCATATAAGAACTACTTTTTTATTATTATAGCAAAAAAGGAGAGTTTATGCAACTCCCCCTTTGGGGTCTTTAGGCTCGCCACTTATTCTTTGACTGGAAATAAGAAACCAGGCGGGAGAGAGTCCCATCCGCACCAGTCGTCACTTATAATGCCCATACGACGAGGGCAAATCAGGGTTTGAACTTGACTCCACCACTTGGTTTTACGAAACCAAGAAAAGTTGGGATAATTTTGATATCTCAGAAATGCCAAAAAATGATATTAAAAATAACACATCCCAGAGTTTGAGCTTGATAGCAAAAGGAATACCGAGTAGTCCTCCGATAAATTTTATCATCAAACCACTTTTAAAATCTCCCCACAACATGATTTGATAACCAAGTAAGAGGAGAAAGTTGCCAATGTATCTCAGGATACTTGTTTTAGACATAAGGGGGATTCATAACTGACAAGTGCTGTTATAGACCATCCGTGTCTTCTTTGTCATCTTTTATATAACAAGGAACTCTTTCTGGATCTAACCACCTACAATATTGGTGATCCTCCATTGCAGTAGAACATTGTAGACTATTATCAAAAAGATAAATATCATTCCATCGTTTGGTGTAATAATTTTGCTTTTGTAAACGATAATCAGGTTTACCGTTTATCTCAAGAATACCCGATTCAATAAAGCGATATCCTTCACGCTCTAAAAGAACTTTAATCATGCAACTTCAACAGATTCAAGATCTTGAGCGATGCACTCAATAAGAATATCATAATTATCCAAAGGATCATCGGAGAAGATTACTCCTTCATTTTGATAATAACGACGAATCTTTTTATAAAGTTTCGGATTCTTTACATCAAGATAAAAATCACCATTCGCTGCGGCACGAAGAGTACTAATATCTTTCTTGAATTTGATAGCCAGAGACATTGCTTTGATTTGTTTACTCTAGTATTATAAGGGTTGGAGAGTTTTGTGTCAAGTGTACCAGTGAAGAAACTGGCAATCCAGAAGGTTGGGATCGAACCAACGTCTTCACCGCCCCAAACGGTGCCGTCTACCGCTGACTTACTCCTGGTTATATTTTATATAGTCTTCAATTAGTGGAGATACTAACTGACGATATCTTGAATGAAACATTCTATGGTGATTTGGGCACAGAGGAATTAAATTATTTGGGTTATTATTTTCCTTGTTACAGTCCATATGATGAACTTCAACAATGTGATCAAATCCACAAATGCAGCATTTTTTTGGATGATATTTGAAGCATATTTTTCTATATGCTTTATCACCATCAAATCCATCTTTAAAGTTTGGATTATTTTCCCCGCTTCTAAAATGTGTATTAGAGCAGGCACGAGAACAAACTGTTTTTTCTCTTTTGTTACCCTTTGATGCTGTAAATATTTTACCACAAACAGGGCATTTTTTTTCAATTAATTCATATTTTCTTGGAGTTTCATACTTTGGTATTTCTACATCATATTGCAAAGCAATTTTTTTAAGATAAGCACGAGTTGCTCCATTTTCACACAAACCTAACTTTTTTAAAACTTGTGCTGGACCATTTGATCCTACACAAGCACTCAAAAGTTGTTCTTTAGTGGTATGCCTTTTCATAAAAGATAAAAACCTTTTCTTATAACTATTTATAAAAGTAATAAGTTTCGGGATTATCTCAAAACAAGTTACTTACCATTTTGTTTGTGTATAAGCATTATACCCATAATCGGGGCAACTGTCAATCCTGCCCCACAAAGACCCAACCAAACTGGACTTTGTGCCAGATATTCCACAATGTGAAAAATCATATTCCTCTCCAATTCTTATATTCATAATGGAAGTATTGATCTACAATATCGCCTAATGGAGCATCTACCCCCCATTCAGACCATTCCCTACAAAACTGTTTGATGTGATTATCATTCAAGACATGTCTGCCATAAGACCTTACAAAGCAAGTCATAGCGAAACTATATCTTTGCTTATCCATATGCGTGCGTAAGACTCCACTGAATGAAGAATGAAATTAATCCGAGAAGAATAACAGCAACTATAAGTGTGTTAGTCATTCTTATCTCCAAGATACTTTGCGAGAGGATCTTTTTTGGTTTTGACTATTTCACACGCTCTTCGGTAAAATGTATTGTCAGTATTACCAGAGTTTTCAAAGGTTGCTTTAATTTTCACCCAATTTTGGTAAGTGTGATCATCCATTGGGAATTTAGTTTGATACTTACTAGTTATCTTAGTAAGTATTTTGCAAATGTCAACTATGTGTTGATACAAAAATATAGATTAAAAAAATCTAAAATTTTGTAGCATTTGTAACGGAGAGAACAGGAATCGAACCTGCGAAGCTTTTAAACCCAGCCGCTTTCAAGGCGGTGTCCTCGACCAACCGGACTCTCTCCAAATAAGTCCTTATCGGACTTCAAAATCTAAGCGTCTTACTTTACGCCGACGCCTTGCTTCTTGAAAGGCAAGGTCTTCATTAGTAAGAACATTAGATTTCTCTTTGGTACTCATATAGTTTATTATGACAACCTTTGATAAGTCAAGTGCCGCAATATTTTCATTATTACGAACAGTTGCCATATTAGGGCATCCACACGCAACTGTTTTTCCAGACTTTCCTTCTATCTCACTTCCGCAAGATTTACATCTAATTTTTAAATTTTCCATCTTTACAATTAATTATTCAGTAAATGAACGAAGCATCCAAACGAACTTACCGTGTGCTTCATTTAAATCATCAACAAGATTAACAGTTCCTCTTGACTTTTGTGCTTCTGCTTCTTCAGCAACTTCACCTAACATATCTATAATCTTTTTATGCCCATCAAGTAAATCTTTAATCATTTCCATTTCAGAAATATTAGTTTTTGCTTCCCCAACACCAGAGACTTCCAGAACTCTAGATAAAGAGCTGATAGGTTTAATACCCAAAAATCTCATATGTTCTGCTATACGATCAACTTCTTCTTGAATTGCTTCATATTGATCTCCAAACAAATCATGAATTTGCTTAAAGTCTGGTCCTACAACATGCCAGTGATAGACCCAGGTTTTTTGGAATAGCAAAAAAAGTGATGCTTGAGTATCACTTAATAATTTATAAAGTTTTTCCATTACACCAATACTTTTCAAGTATTTATAATAAGTGCCCGATACAGGTAATGCTCCCGTCGATGTCTGAGTGTAAATCAGGTCCCTTCACTTGCTGGGTCATCGGGCAATAAAATCAATGAGATCCTAGCATATACTCTACAGTATTGGCAATATCGCTCATAGCATCACGGAGATTTTCTCTTTGCCCAGATTCCTGTTTACGAATTGGACGAGAACTATCGCAGAGAGTCCACCTCCAATGATTCATTTCGGAGCAGAACCACAAATTAATTTTCATTCTTATAATACTCCAGTTCTATCCAATTAAGAAGTGTTTGAAATGCAGTAATAGAATTCTCGGTGCAGTTATCTTCTTTGAGTTTCTGAACGTAATATTCAAGTGCTTCAATAACCATTTGGCGGTCCATTTGGGATATAAGAGACATAATCCTCCTGACTCGATACTTATTATACTGAAAAGGGGAGTCGTTGTCAACTCCCCAATTCACACTATGTATTCAAATATCAGAACTTGAAACCAAGACCAGTAGTGAAGACTGGTGAGTAAGTTCCATTGGTAGCACCGTAACTGTTAGCAGAATTGGTGGTAGGGAACTTCAGGTCAGCAAAACCAACGAGTGAATTGCTGATACGACCTTCGACTCCAAGAGCAAGAACAAATTGACCACGATTGCCGACAGCAGACTGATAGTTAGCAGCAGTTTCATTCACGAAAGGAATCTGATAACCAGCACCAGCATACACATTGGCACGACTCACACCACTCTTGGCACGGGAAATACTCCAATCATAGGAAACCAGAGCACCACCACCAGCACCGATTTGACCAGCAGGACTACCAACAAGGTTGGCATAGGGGCGGACCGAAACAGCATTCAGATTAGTGAAGTTCTTCACGGCATATCGTGCTTGAATCGTGGCACCAGAAACAGTACGCTGAGCACTGTAACCATTGCCAGCAACACCTTGCTGATCGAGAAGCACACCAACACCTAGATAGTTACCAACTCCTTGTGCCTTTTGAGCAGCAGCAACCTCAAGAGCACTCACACGAGTATTGGTTGCAGCAATCTCTTTAGAGAATTCAGCACGCAGGGCAGCGGCAAGAGCAGCATCAGCAGCGGTTTGATACTCACTAATGCGGTCAAGGCAGGCATTCGTCAGAGCAGCAAGTTCAGCACGAGTAGCAGGTTGACCGGGACGGAAAGTGCCATCAGGATAACCAGCAACACAACCGTAACGCTCTACCAGATTAGTGATTGCTTGATAAGACCACTGGGTGGGTTGAACATCACCCAGTTGCTTAACGCTGGTGACTTGTGCCATTGCAGGAGAAGCGATAGAAGACGCAGCAACTACACCGGCAGCAATAATATTTTGAAAAGTCATATTGTGTTAAGATTTACAACTACAGTGTTTATTTAGAAGCTCCAGGAATTATGGAGCAAGCGGATTAGGGGATTCGAACCCCTGACGAACTGCTTGGAAGGCAGCCATTCTACCACTGAATTAAATCCGCAATGTGGGAGATTTGACTCTCCCGGCACTTGCCTTCACACGGACATATGAAGTATATGACATAATGAGTATTATGTCAAGCCCCATAACAGAATTGAACTGTTCTCTGCAGTTTACAAAACTGCTGCATCACCACAATGCTTATAGGGCAACACGGGGGTGATCAAATCCCCGACCTAAGAAAACTTAGGATTTAGTAAGGTTTCCAGTAGCCGTTCTTATCTCCCATAAGGAAGATGTAGGTATCGAACCTACAAAGGACAGTCCCTAACGGAACTTCTGGGAGTTCCACCCAGAACCGACTTATATATGTTACATTATTTTGACGTAGTTGTCAATAGTCCTCGTCGCTGTAATCTTTTTTTAATAGAATTTCCATTTACACCAAAAACTCTACCAGTATGAGAATAACCATAACTTTTAACCATTTCTAAAAGTTCTTCATCACTTGGATAGTTTGCCTTTTCTCTAACCTTTTTAGCACATTTATCAGAGCAATATTTCTGCCTAATAGACATTTCAGAATTACATACTGGACAAGGAATCATTTTTTTAGTAAACTCACTTTTCCAAATAGTATATTCCTCATCAAATCTTACCACATCATCTGGAATACTGGTAATATCATTATGAACTTCTCTGTGACAGTTAGCACAAAGACAAACACATTTTTTGAGTTCATCAGAAACTTTACTCCAAGCACGAGTTACTCCTTTTGAAGATAAACCAAAATCTTTTTCATCAGGATTTAAGTGATGAAACTCTAATGCCCCGATACATTTATTATATCCACATATTCCACATTTTTCTTTAAATGCTTTTAAAGCATATTCTTTTGCTCTTCTTCTATAATCAGAAACTGCTTTTTTATTAGACATACCCTACAAATATTTTATTACTATTTATAATAATAGCATATTTCAAGGGTAAAACTCCGAGTGTCAGAATCGAACTGACCTATAACAAATTAACAGTTTGCTCCCGCACCTTGCGGGCTACTCGGAATGATGGCATAAGTGTGATATACCTCATAAGGATATAACAGGGACTTACGCTCTATCACTTTTATATATGGAGAATAAATCTCCAATGGAGAATAGGAGACTCGAACTCCTGACACCCGCCTTGCAAAGGCGATACTCTACCAACTGAGTTAATTCCCCAAGATGGGTTAAGTGTAATATATCTCATAAGGACATAACAGGGACTTAACCTCCAACAATTTATATAGTAACAAACTTTAAGAAGTTTGTCAAGCGTCCTCTGTAGGATTTGAACCTACGACACATCGGTTCGTAGCCGATTGCTCTATTCCACTGAGCTAAGAGGACAAATTCTGAGGGTAGGATTCGAACCCACGAATGGCGGGACCAAAACCCGCTGCCTTACCACTTGGCGACCTCAGAATGGGGTGCCGTGAGGGAATCGAACCCTCATACAGAGAACCACAATCTCCTGTCTTACCATTAGACTAACGACACATAGCAGTAGGTAGATTTGAACTACCGACCATAGGCGTATGAAACCCGTACTCTACCACTGAGCTATACTGCTGAGGCGGAAGTGGTTGGATTTGAACCAACGGATGCCTCTTAAAGACATCGGCGGTTTAGCAAACCGCTGCATTAAGCCACTCTGCCACACTTCCAATGGAAACAACTGGACTCGAACCAGTGGTCTTTCGATTATCAGTCGAATGCTTTACCAACTAAGCTATGTTTCCATAGTATTCCTAACGGGATTCGAACCCGTGCTGCCACCTTGAAAGGGTAGTGACCTAACCGCTAGTCGATAGGAACTTGATGCTACAACCGCCAAGGAGGAACACTCCATAGGCAGAGTAGCAACGACCCATACGGGATTTGAACCCGTGATCTCCACCGTGACAGGGTGGCGTGATAGACCGCTACACTAATGGGTCAAGGTGGGAGGAGCAGGATTCGAACCTGCGAAGGCAGAGCCGTCTGATTTACAGTCAGATTCCTTTAGCCACTCGGAAATCCTCCCACGATGGGTCTGGTCGGGATCGAACCGACGACTTACAGGTTAAAAGCCCGCTACTCTACCAACTGAGTTACAGACCCATATAATGTGGAAAATATTCGGTTGTCGATGTGCTGGTGGTCTCTCAACCACCCTTTAAGAATATCACCGTTTGGTCTCTGGGGGGAGATTGGTGGACACTTAGGAAACTGTCACAGGCAATAAAAAAGGGGAGAAAACTTTTGGTTTCTCTCCCCTTTCTTTTGCTTTTATGGATTACATCTTACATATGTTTTTCCATATTCGCAAACAGGGGAGTACCCTCGATATGCCAATAGCGGCAATCGCTGGTAATAATCTGTTTGTTCATTTGGAAAGACATTGTTTTCGACCTAAGTGTGTTTATTTATACAAGTAATATAGCATTATTCGAAAGCGTCCCGTGTAGGATTCGCACCCACGACCGATTCTTTAGAAGAGAATTGCTCTGTCTCCTGAGCTAACGGGACATAAGGAACCTCCCTGTTTGTGCATCGTTGAGAGGCATGGGAGGTGTGGGATTTATAAGAAGTTTGGACCTCCTTCACCCGTGATACCACTATAAGGCATCAGGGCACTAAAGTCAACCCTTTGCTTCCTTACGAGCGTTCTTTTCTTCGGTAATCTCGGTTCTACGTGCCTTGACCAGCTTGGCAATCTCCTGAAGTGCCTTACGAGCACGAGTTCCTGCTGCACTATTGCCAGCAGCAAACTTTTCGTCTTCTACTTTCCATGCTTCAACAGCACTCAGTAGTTCTTGTGATACGGACATAATAATCTCCAAAATAAAATAGGATATGTTTATATAGTCAGTTTTTTGGACAATCTTCTACCCAAACTGCACAAATTCTCATTGGAGGTGCAAGTGCCTTACATTCATCAGTATAGCAGACACTTTCATCATTCTTTTCATCAACATATTTTGGTTTATATTTTTGATCTGCTTCTTCAATAATACGATCATATTCTGAAGTTACATTTTGAATTGCTCTATCAACATCTCTGCCAATTCTGCGATTCAATTTTTCAGGATCTTTAATTATAAATTCATTAAGAATAGTTTGTGGGAAATATTTTCTTTGAATCTCATCAAATAAATCCCAAAGTCCATTTTCAGATACTCCAGTACACTGGGAAAGTATTGCAATA